GTTCTCTACTTTATTTGCTTTTGTGCAAAGAGGGAAACCCTCATGGGGGAGAAAACCCTCGTGTATCCGCTTACATCTGGTCGTGGCCGGACACCTCCGTGAAAAACACAGACGAGGTGACTGCTGCCACGCCAGCGCCATGGCGAAAGCGGATGGCCTGTAAAGCCGCGTCGTCGCCATCTGGCATTGATAAACAGTGCCAAACCGCTATGAACACGGCCGCTCCGTCCCAGGAAACAAGGTCATAATTAACTGAACCACCATTCGCGTAGATATAGCAGGCAGTCAAGTCCTTGTCGGCTTTCAAAACGACAGACATTTCGGTCTTGTGCGACACCTTCCCTATTGTGTCAGAATATTTCTTGACACAACGGATATCTGATGTGGCACCCGTAACCTCAGCCTCCGTATAAAAAACGGGGGCATCTGTGCCTGCGCCCCAGGCCTGGGCACCATTCGATGTAAACATTGCGTTACTCGCATATGACGAGTGGTACGATGTTCCGGTCACCATGCCAGGTATGGCTGGCGCCACTGAATGGTCGTCCTTATGTATGCAGTGCACCCTAAAACGGGTGTCTGCAGCCGCTGCACCCTTAGCTGTCACCGCCAAACGGGTGCCTGGTTCCATGGGCAAAGCAACACGTGCATACCAGGCTCCACTATGTCCAGAGTATATCATATCCTCCTGTTGTAGCTCATTGCCCCAACTGGTGTATTTTGTAACTCTGTCTATGTTCCGATCTGTAGACCACACCTCCACGGATAAGATTTGTTCTGCAATAGCCCTTAACCCTCCAAAACCAGCAAGGGGGTGGATGTTACCCATCCACCTCACATACTCATTAGAGGGTATCGTCGGCCAATTGATGGTTGGATTAGTCCATCCTGAGATAGTCGTATCAAGGGTGAATGTATCATCCGATTCCGAACTACCACCAGCCGGACCAGGACTGGGTTGCTCGAGAACCGCAGTATAACGAGCAATGACCTGTCCGTCGAAATCCGTATCATCTGAAAAAGATCCGAATAACTTGCCATCATACTCAAACCTTGTGTTGTGATCCGTGGTGTCGGCATGGAGCTTTTCATTGGTATATTCCTTCATATTGGGAATAAACTTAAGCCCTTTGCTCAACAACTGTGTGGCTCCAAGCCGCACATTTTGCCATGCAGGTACCGACACAGATCTATTCATCATCTGTATCTCAGACGATGTATTAGGAGCTGTGTCTTTAGGGTCTTGAGAAAGGCCCAAGACAACCTGACCCTTCGTGCTGGTCGGGCAGTGAGGAACATACTCAAAGTAAAGTTCCTTGAAACCCCCTTTCACGAAGTTCTTGGCGATTTTAGCTAGCCAGGGAAAAGCCGTTGATCCTACACCCAGGAGTGCTGTTGCAATCATGGGGGCTACAGCGGCATGAAGGCCAAGCTGGTGCGACTTAACGGTCATATCATGGGAAGTGAAAATCACGGGCTCATTATTAGAGACCATGATTTTTCCCGGACCGACTTGTCGTACTTGTGTGGAACGTGAGACCGGGGCATAAACCGGACTCACCACAGCGCGTCTAATGGGGTTAGAGTTCATATTGTTCCCATTCCTTTGATTACGCTGTGCTGCTGCACGTCTCTGTGCTTTTGTGCTATTTTGTTTGGTTAATTGTTTTTTCTTTGGTGCCATTATTCTTTCTTGATGTACTCTTCTTTCAAATAAAGAGTGAACGGGAGAAAGGCGACCTTCCCGTCCAGTATGTAGGTCTTCAAGGAAGGTCCATGAAGGGAAAAAATTAAAAGTAAAACCGTCCATTTTACCTATCTCCCTCCAAGCTCTCTGAAGCTCATTGTAATAACTAGGTTGGTTCCTATGAGTGATAAGGGCAACAGCGGCTAATCGTTCAGCATGGTAACGAGCTGCTGAGGGGTCATATAGACCATCCAGTAGCTTGTCCATATTTGCAAATTCATAACCGTCGGCTTTAAACCTCCACCCAAGAAACGTATGGCCGCTTAAGCCAATGGAATCCCAACCCTCTTTGATTAACTGCCCACATTCTTCTTCCAAAATGGTCTTTTTAGACTCATATGTGAAACCAATGTGAGCGGGAGAGGCAGTTATACTATCATCTCCCAATACTTGAAACACTAAATTAGTTTTCGCGTCTGCCACTATACCCTTCTTCTGACAATGTCGATAGAAGGCATAGAGTGTGTAGAACGCTTGATTTATTGTATTGCCAATTGTAGTGTTTAAGGAACCTGAGGGTTGTCCCTTACGCTTCCGGAACACTTGGCCATTCGCCGCCAACAGGAGAGTGTTAATCTCCTGCTGGTACAATGCTTCAACCTCCTGATAACAGTCAACCCCGCACGTATCTATACGTAGCTGAGCATTGATTCGCATGAGCCATTCGCTCTGACGGGAGTCATTTTCTGTAAGATCAGACTCTACCACGAGCCAGTCACGCGGAAATAAGGAGGCCATCCGAAGAAGCCCACCATAGAAAGGTGTAAAACCCAATGCCATGCCATGTTGGCGCGGTATCGAATAATGGTCCTTCAACCGCTCATTAAAATCACCAAACCATTTTAGCTGGTTAAAATAAATATGAGCAGGAGGTATCACTATAGTACGACACCATCCACGCTTTATTTTCTCAAGTGGCAAAAGTTCCTGTTTTAACAGTACTTGCCACACACTCTCTTCAATCGGCGGACATCGTGAATATGAACGGAAAACCTCTTCCTTATCTTTATACCCCCAGTTTTTCCAGGGGTAACCCGGAGAAGTATCCGGTGTCATATGATCATATATCTGATCCCATGTCCAAGGGATCCATCCAGTTACCACAGGCTCGATCATTGCTCGTAAGTCAATGATGGCTTTATTAAACGCCTTAGAGTCTATACGTAAAAAGATGGGATTACCCCATTTTTCGATTGAACGTAGCATTGCGCGATGGCTAGGGTGTGATTGTGCTGATGTGCAAGGTCGCGGTATACCGCAACGTATGTATAACATATTTACAGTTTCATCCATCCTTGGAGGCGGTATAATATTACCAACCCCCAACACCCCCAGGCACTCCATGGTGCCAGAAATTAAGATTTCCGGACCTGTCTCTTCCGGGACGAAGTTTTTAAGTCCGTCGTCCCATTTGAGGGTCTGGGGGCTCCGTCTTCCCCCGATTTGACGTTAGTGCTAAACACACTTTCGACAATGTCTTCATCTCTACTCGCTTTCGAACTCACCGATGCGAGGAGCTCTGAAGTAATAGGAAACGCCATTTCGTCCCCGGCATGTATAGCGGCCAGTTTGGTGGCTCCGGAATAAAACACATACAATCCTGTGCCAGAGTCACCTTTTGATGTATCCAAATCATGCATCATATACTTGACACCTTGGTAGTTTCCTACCATTTGGTATCTTGCACTGACGAATCCAAAATCCTCAGATTCAACACCCTGCGCTCTCTTAAAACAGCTCACGAGCCCGGACTCGGGAACGAGGTCTGCGAGAACCGCATTCTGGGATCGGATTCCTGGCGGCCATAACTTTTTCGGGGATTTCATGAAGGGATCACCCACGTCCACAGTGTCAGCGGCCTTCTGCCATTTATCTCGTTCTTCAGGTGGAAGTAACTCCACCACGTGACCCAGAGTGACAAGATAGTCGCCCAACGATACTGCGAAACCCACGCCCAGATTAACAGGCTTATTAAGATAAGTAATCGTTGGCTGGGGATGGGCACCCTCTCGCCTGTGGGATAAGTCGCCACTCTGGCCTCTCCGAAAGGGCAACACACGTCCTTCCAAGATTCTATCCGCATCAGGAAAGTCGAAGATATCTTCACGCACGGCTCTCTCACCGGGTGTAAGGTACCGACGACCACCCTTGGATCCATCGACCACTAAATCACTAGTTCCCCGCTGAGGGGGGGTGACAGAAAACTCTATTCTATTTCTACGCTTTTTCCGCCCCTCTTTAATCTGGGACAGAGCAAGTTGATCTAGTATGGTATCTATCAAATCGGAGTCATAGTCCATTGACGGGTCTGCCCCGCCAAAACCAAAACCCCGTTTATCTCCAATCATACGCAGACCTCTTGCGTAGAGTGTGGCCTCAATCTTGGTCATCCGCGCATTTTCACGCGCGAAAACATAGAACTCACGACGCCTCTCAAGCATCTCATCTGTATCACCCGTCACAACTAAATTCGTTGCATCGGCTTCAGCCCTGTAATCTTCTGAACGATCCCATACACGGGGCAGAAAATCAGTGAGTCCCTCTTTTTCAAAACGTTCCGGCCTATATGGCCTTCGGGGAACACGAACAGGATGATCCTGTTCAGCTTCTTTTTCTAATGGCCCTTCATAGGAAGTAACCGGAGAATTAAGTTTATCTCCTAGGATTTTGAAAACCCGCACTATAAGTGCAAGTAAATCATACCCTGGGATTAACTTATACGATCCGTCATACAGATCGTATTCCATCCTATATTTTTCAATATCCTTCGTGTTTTCTACCTTTTGCTTCCGAAGCTCGCCCCAATCTACACTTTTAGCGAACAATTCGCCTTTAACATCCCCATCATTTAAGGTGGACTGAAGACGGTTGTTCAAGTTCTGTAGGTGGCGAATACCTCTGCGTATAACAAACCTACGAGGTTCGTTCTGCACAAATATCAGAATTCGGTATAAAAAAGTCACAAGGATAAAACAACCCATGAAAAATAGCACCTCTTGTCCAAAAACGGATTTCACTAACCAAATTGCTAAATCGCATATTGCCTCAATAAGCAATATTATCCAGCACCCAGGTGCAGAGCACGAGGGGCTG